GATCCTTGGACACCAGTTGCGCCAGCAACACCATTTGTACCAGCAGTTCCTGTTGCCCCTGTAATACCAGTAGGACCAGTTACCCCTGTAGAACCTTGTATGCCGGTTGCGCCTGTAATACCAGTAGGACCAGTGACACCAGTTGAACCTTGAGCTCCCGTGGCCCCAGTAATACCTTGAATACCAGTAGAACCAGTTAATCCTGTGGCACCATGAACACCAGTTGCCCCTGTAACTCCAGTAGCGCCAGCTGTTCCACCACCCCCACCACCTGTTGTAACTGTTGCATAAACAAGTTTATTCTGCCCGCTATCAAACACAATAGCTTGCTGATCAGATGCACCTGTTGAATCAATTTGGTTTATATTAATTTTTTGAGTGGTCATTTATTTTTTTCTTCTACCTCACGTTTTATTTATATCTTAACCTGATAACAAGATTTTTTGCAGATCCACTTGATATTTGATAAAATATATAATCTGATGAAGATAAAGATGTATTAGAAATAGTTATAGGGGATAGTCTATAATCTCCGGATACAATAATAAATGAATTGTTACTGGTTGTAGGGTTTATAATAGAAACATTTGAATTTAAATTACTATCATATTTGTAAATGTTAATATACAAATCACTTACAGCAGCTGTTCCGGTAAACATATCAATTGAATCAACGACAACGGAGGCAGGAGAGTACCATCTACCCTCAGCACTTGTATTTGATGCATCCTCAATTTTAAATGTTATATATTCATAATTTGTAGTATTAAAATATATAATTGAAATAATATCAGTAACATCAAGAGAACTTGTAAATGTTATGATGTTGTTTGATATGTTGTAATGAATACTTAAAGTTAATACAAGACCATTTATTGTTACAAGAGCGTCTCTTTCATTAACGAGATTTCGATTTAACTGATATGATGACTGGCCATTTATACCGGTAATTGTTTGTGTATTATACTCATTTCTTAATTGAACACATTCAACAACTGAATCTACAAACGGAATAGATGTAAATGATAACGATGATCCTGATATCGTATAATCGACATTTGGATTTTGTACTAGGCCATTTAGCATTACTAAACAACTTGTTGTTGTTGCAGTTCGTGATAATGTAAATGTATATGTAGTTCCATCACCTATAAATGAGTCACTAGAAGAAATTATGGCATTAGAACTGCCGCCTCCGTTGCCACCTCCCGTCCCAGCGGGAATACTCCATTGTCCATTAGAACTTAGATAATATGACCCATCATCCATACCTATAGGTGGGTTTGTAATAGTAATGACTGTTGAAGAATTACTGATTGAAATACTATTAGACGTTACTATTACAGTATTTGTGCCAATTTGTATTTGGCCATTTCCAACAAAAATTGGTGCAGAATTGTCAATAGAAGGTATAGTAAGTATTCCACTACTTACAGAAATAGACGCAGCAGCATACCATTTGTTTATCGAAGTGTCATATGTAAGTATTGCACCATTTGTACTTGGAAATTTAACTGATTCAAAATCAACATCGTCTTGATCATATAAATTTACGGCACCACCACCTGAACCACCACCACCCATTGTAGTTGAGTATTTAATTGAACTAATACGTCTATCAATATCAACTTTTGTTTGATTAATATATTTGGTTAGTTTTTGTTCTAGATCAGTATTATTTGCATCTTTGCCGTCTTTACCAGCAGGACCTTGTTCCCCCTGATCACCTTTATCACCCTTATCACCTTTAGGTCCACGTAACCCTGGAACACCCTGATCACCCTTATCACCTTTAGGTCCACGTAACCCTGGAACACCCTGATCGCCCTTATCACCTTTAGGTCCAGTATCGCCCTTATCACCTTTAGGTCCAGTATCACCGATTAAACCTTTATCCCCTTTGGGCCCAATATCTCCTTTATCCCCTTTGACTCCAACATCACCTTTATCGCCTCTAGGGCCTGTATCACCTTTATCCCCTTTGGCACCAACATCACCCTTATCCCCTTTGAGACCGGTGTCACCTTTATCGCCCTTATCACCTTTATTTCCCTTTAAACCTCTTGCACCAGTCTCACCTTTATCTCCTTTTGGTCCAACATCACCCTTGTCACCCTTGTCACCTTTTTGACCAGGTTCACCCTGAATACCAGGTAATCCTTGTTCTCCAAGTAAAATGATTGGATCAGAAGAAATATTTTTTATTTCTTCTTTAAGTTCATCTATTGTTTTGGAAACTTTTTCCTCAAGCTTTTTATTTAAAGCTATGTTAAAGGCAATAAGTTGTTCTTCGTCAAGAAAGTTTGACATAATTACTCTTTCTTAAGGTAATTTGCCATCGTCTCCATAAGTTCAATCTTTTTAAGATCAACCTCATTCACCTCTTCATCAACGTATATTTCATCATAATCATCATAATCTACTTCTTCTTTTTTCACATTTAATTTGAGAGTAACAGGTTCCTGTTTGCTCTTTTCTTCTTTATCTTGTTGTTGAGCTTGTTCTTGATCAATTTGAGCTTGTTGAGAAGCAGTTGGGGGAGCAACTGCTTCTTCATCCATTTCTTTTTGCATTTCTTCAATATCATCTTCAGACATTTTAAGAATATTTTTCTTTACCCATGTCTCAGAATAATACTTGCCAATAAATGGTTGAACTTGATTTAACATATTGATTCTATTAGAAATAACCTCTGCATCTTTAAATTCTTCAAAGTGGTTATCAATATGATAATCAAAATTGATATCATTAGAAATTTCATTCCAATCTTCTTCTGATACAATACCTTTTAATACTAATTGTTTTTCAAGGGCTTTTAAGAAAAGTGTACTAAATCTACGACGAAGACGACCAACAAACTTGGTAAATTTTACTTCATCACGAGATATTTCTGCGGCTCTTCCTAGATTAAATCCTTGCCCAGGTTCAAGTCTTGATACAGGAACATTGAGCGCTTGATATAATTTTCTCTGGAAGTATTGTACGTCTTGTAGTTCACCTAGATTTTGTCCGGCTGGTAGTGTAGTAATTTCAGTGCCACGATTGCCTTCTCTTCTTGGTAGCCAATAATCTTCAAGCATTGTCATGTACTTGCGATCATCTCTTACTTCACCAGTTTGACCATCATACACAAGTCTATTCTTGTGTCTGGTCATCATATCTTTTAAATATTGTTCAGCTTTTACTTTAGGAAGATTGCCTACATCAATATAAAATATTCTTCTTTCAGGGGCACGAGAGATTCTGTAAATAACAGTTGCATCTTCTAGTGTTCTTAATTGGTTAAGAGGTTTAATAGCTTTCTGGAGGTAAGAATAAACCATTTGGTTATTACCATCCATAAGTCCGGAAGTAACATGCAAAATTGAATCAGGTGCAATTCTTAACCCTCCAGTGGATGATTGTTCTACTGGTAAACCTGCATTACCACCATGAGCCAAGAATGTTCTATCTGAATATAGATAATACTCTGATCTGGTCTTGGTAACAGTTACCATTCCTTTTGGTTTTCTTGATACCTCACGAATCTTTCTGATCTTACGAGGATCGATATATCTCAGTTCTGTAATACCTAGTCTTGGATTCTTTTCATCAATAATGACATGATAGTACATACGACCATCAATGTACCAACGTCTGAATACTTCGTATGCTTCTTTTTGAAAATTTAATAATAGAAGAACATTATCAAATTCTTCTTTAATTTTATTTTTTACTGCCTCAGAATACTTAATTTTATCAAGATTAATTTGTACAATATCATCAGCATCGATATCAACTGCTTCATTAACAATATCATCAACAGCCATATCAATTTCAGGCTGCATTGAGATTTCACGATACTTGGCAACAAGTTCTGCCTCTGTTCTGGCAGTGCCCGCAAGATCTACGTATGTACCATAAGCTCCGCCGGCTGCAACGACAACGGCGCCATCATCTTTAATTTCAGGTGCAAATGATTCTACAGGGGCTTCATCTTTTCTTTTGATTTCAAAACCAAAAAGCTGCATATTAATTCCTTAAAAATCTAAAAAAATAGGGCTACTATATTTTATTTATAGTAGCCCTAAAATCAATGTTTAAATTATTGAAAGTTAAATGGTTGTTACAACAATATTTTCATTGTATGTACCTGACTCTGTCAAGTAACCTGTAACACCTGAAACAACATCATAATAATCATATTGGAATGTCACTGAAAATTCTTCAATTTGATCAGTTGCGTTCCAATCTAGATCGATTGTGTTTACTGTCTCAGGATATAGACCATGAAGTCTATAAACTCTCAAGATGCTTCCGTCTTTACCATACTGGATAACTTCAGCAATTGATTTGTAGTTATTAGGTGATACCCCACCAGGAACAGTAGAAGAATTGTTCTCATGGCCATTGATTCTATATGACCATAATTCCATTGCATGACGTACCTTGAAGTTCTCGTCATTGATAACTTGAACTTGCCAAGGAGCGAATGTTCTATCACCGGCTACTTTATACTTACGTCCGAAGAATGGAATCTGAATTGTTCCAAGATCAGATGCAGGAATTGTAGTTGCTCTAATTAGAAATGGTGAAGACAAATCTGCAAGAGCAGTGATAGGATTGGTAATTCTTACCTGGAAGAGGGTGGGACGAGCCCCACCCTGAGTTAGAGCACCTCTAATTTGGTTTACGTTAAATGAAGCCATTTTTCATCCCCTCTTAGAATGTGCCTACAATTTCATCGAAGTTAACTCCGCTGCGGACTGCAACAAAGTTGAGCTGGATGAAGTTGACAGCTCTAGCTGGTTTAATATAGATGTCACCCCAGAATTCGTTACGATCAATACGTTCTGCAGTATTGTTCGTTGAATCACAAACAACTCTATAATCATAGATACCACGACGAGCCTGAATGTCTCTTAGATATGGTTCTACAAGGTTGCGGAATTGTGCTCTTGTAAAATCATCATTCAATTCGAATAGAGTTGATGTTGCAGCTGCAGAAATTGCCTTTTCAAGGACAATAAACAATCTACGAACATTGATTCTATCGAATGCTGATGCTCTTCCAAGGAATGTCTTATCACCATAAAGAACTGTACCACGACCTGGGAAATTGACCACAGGATTGATATAGATCTTATATAGTTGATCACGCATTGCTTTATCTGGATTCCAGGCAAGCTTAACAACATTCTTAATTACACCACGGTTAAATCCGGCTGGAGAATACCAAGGATCACGAACCTGATCAGTAATTACCATTGTACCGGCAATATCACCGTTAAGTGGAACCCAACGATATACATCGTTATACTTGTCGTATTGATACTTATAACCAGAATCAACAACTGCATATGATGATGGACGAAGATTGCTTACAAAATTCTGTATAGCAGTTAATTCACTTCCAGGATTATTTACAACATTTGTACTCATTGGAGATACGAATGCCATACAATCTTTACGATATTCACAGATGTTATCGATGATATAGTTAGCAAAACCTTCACCATGTACACCTAGGTAATTTTTACCTGTCAAGAACAATGAAATATCAACATCTTCTGAGTTTCTGAATAGATCAGCTGATCTTGTTAGATCACCTAATACCATTGATGATTCAGCTACTGAATCAGAACCATTTCTCAATGATGCAGTATAATTTGCAACACTTACTGGTGTAAGTGCACTTGCAAGACCAGTTGTTAGACCTGCAGGTTGATTTGCCCACCAGATGTATTGTGAGGACTGATTAAGGTAAGTTTTAAGGTAGATTGAACCACCTTGTTCACCCTTTGCATCAGTTGCACGAGAAAGATTTTTGAATACTTCAATAACCTGGCCTGGTGTTCCTGTAAATTGACCGTCTTCATCAACAACAACAACGTGAAGTTCATCACCTGAACCACCCTGATCTGTTGCATATTTTGATGTTCCTGGCGCAGCATCTACGTAGTTATAGTATTCCCAGTAACGATACATTGAACTTTGTACAACTGTATCTGAAAGTGTTTGTGGTGTTGCAAGAGAAACAACGATACCAGCAGCATTTGTATTTGCGGCCCAACCGGCAGCAGTATTTGCAGCAGTCCATAGTGTGTTTGAAGCCGCAGAACTAATAGCCGTTACTTTTAGATACTGAGAACCTGTTGTTGTATTTCCAGCAAGGATATAATCACCAACACTAATCTTTGAGGCAATTGTATTTGCATATGTATTTGCATTTACCGCCCCAAGAAGAGTTAGTGAATGTCCTGTTTCAGATGTTGCAGATGCTGTAAGATCGATGTTTGCACCACCTGCAGTTGCAGAAAGAGCAAGTGCAGATGAGTTAGCAAACACAACATAGTAATCAGAACCACTTGTAAGATTGGTAAGTGCTGTATTTCCAGATGCAACAGTGTAACGAACCTGATCACCAACAGCAAAAATGCTATTAGCAGTTGCAATGTCGATTACGTTATTAGAATTTTCAACAGCAGTATTAGCATTGAATGTCTGTGCAGCAGGTTGTGTTGTTGTAACACGGATAAGAGCAGTATTAGAATTTATAAGTGTTGTAAATGTAATATTACCAGAAACACCTGATTCAAGAGCTGCAGAATAACCATTTGCTGAACCGCAAACAGAAACCTTCAGAGAGTTACCAATAGTTCCAGCATATTTTGCATAAAAATAGACATTGGCAGGAAAATTACCGTCTTGTGAAATATAGTTATCGGTGTGTTTAATAATGACATTTGCAGATGTTGCCGTAGCGTTAACATATGCAGCAGCATTGAATGCAGTATTAGAAACGGCACGTGAAATGTAAAGTTGATTTCCGTATGCAAGGAAATTTGCGGCTGTAAAAAATGTTTCGAAAGTATTTGAATCTGGCTTACCAAAACGAGCAACTAGATCAGCTTCACTAACAACAAGCTGACGATGATCGGCAGGTCCCCATCTAAATGATCCAACAAGAGCACCAACAGTTGTTGCAACTGCAGGAACAATTGTTGTTAAATCAATTTCAGAAACATTAACGCCAGGACTAATTTGAAATGGCATTGTTTTCTCCTTTATAATAAAAGATTTAATTATTCAAATCTTTGTATTTTTTTAGTATGATTATTTATATTTTTATCAATTTAGAAGCATTCTCTCAAATTCTGAGTCTGAAACATAGTACATCTGCTCTTCTGGCATACCAGCATCTATGATTCCGAATGGTGCCATCTCATCTTCTAATCTTCTTTCATTTGCCTCAAGGATTTGTTGCCTTACGTTTGATCCAGACACATCCTTAAAATAATTTTGTGAAATCATCCATGCAAACAATACTAGACACATTACTAAATCATCATGGTGACCATCTTCTGCATTGAAAGAATTTTTATCTTTTACATAAGTATATAGTTGTTTGACGATGCGATAATCGTTGACAATCAATTGATTCTGTTCTATAATAGTCTTGAGGTTTGAACAACCAATTCTTTTAGTAATTCCTGTTGTCTTGATACCCATTCTCATCTTGTTGTCACCTACTTCACCACCTAATTGAGTACCTTTTCTACCAGATGTTTTGGTATATACAATATTCTCATATTCAAGATCATGATGCAAAATGTTGACTACTTGAGATCCTACATTTATTTCAACAAGAATAGCAGCATTGTTATAATAACGACCAACATTAGCCAGTAAATTAGGATAAAGTAGTTCTGATATAGTATTATTCTCATATACAGCAACTATCTCATATGGCATTACAGAGCAATCGATAATTGCAAATGTTGATGAGTCTAGACCAATTCCTTCTGCGACATCAACAGTCATTGCATAATAATGATCTTTAACGGGTTGTTTAAATATTTTAAGACCAGGTTCTGGATCTAGTATGGGATCAAACCAGACAAGCTTAGATAAAATAGAAGGATGAATTAGAGTATTAGACGAACCTAAGAACTCACATTCAAATTCTTGTTTAAATTGATCAAGAGAAGTATTTCTGATCATTTCATCTGCCCAGGCCTGATCTCTTCCAGGAACATCTGACCAATGTACATCTACTCTTGCATATGTATTTTTACCTTGTTCTGATTCAACCCAAATCTTATGGAACATATCCATGCCGTTTGGTGTAGACGTAATAACAAGTTTCGTTGTCTTACCAGATGAAATAGTAGGAAATACTGAGGCAAAAAATTGATCTTGTATATTACGAGGTACGAAGGCAAACTCGTCTAAGTAAATAAGATTGTAGGATTGACCACGAATAGCAGAAGAAGAGGTAGAGGATGCATAACATTTACTACCATTTTCTAATTCAACGAACGATTTGTTCCATTCAACAATACCTTGTTGTAGCCACTTAGGCAACCATTCATATGCAAGTTGCATACGAGAAAGAATTTCTCTGGCCTGTCTTTCTTTGTTGGCAAGAAGAGCCACATTATAATTTTCATTAAATAGAAGTTTGTGTAAAAGATATCCAACAACTCCTGTTGTCTTACCAACCTGACGAGGCATCTTACATATTGTATATCTATTATCATCAAATGTCTTGAACATTCTTCCTTGATAATCATAAGGAATAAATTGCACAAGGCCCTTATCAACGTGAACGATTTTTACATATGTACGGCAAAAGTAATCAACATCATTAGCACACTTTACATACTCAGTAACTTGTTCTTGTGTCCATTCTAATTTAACGTCACGTTTTTTAAGATTTTTATTTCCTAGGTAAAATTCACTCATTGTTCTTAATCAACTTTAATAGTTCTGTAGATGATCCGACAAAAAGATTATTGTTGGTCACATTTTTATTACCAGAATCATTATCTTCCTTTTCAAGATCTTTTTTCTTCTTGGCTAATTCTAACAAATCTTTATTTGCATCAACCATTGTCTTCATCAAATTAGTTGCAACTTCAAATGCTCTGGCAGATTCTGATTGTTTTGCAATGTCAATGATGTCTTCTAATGCACTCTGACCTTTTTCAATAACATCGTAAAGGTTTCTTCTTGCATATTCATAATCATTGTTTTGTTGAGGAGCAACCACTTTTTTTACAGGTTCCATTATTTCAACTTCCTTCTCATCTTCAACAATAACACCTAAAGAAGTTCCAATAATTTTATTCACATTCTTAACCATTTGGAAGATCTGTTATTACTTTTATAATACCATATGGATCAGTCTCATTAATCTGAGAGTATGGTATTGAATCTGTTAATACTGTTGTCGGATTACCATTTGCATCAAGACCAGGTTGAACAACATTACTTACCAATACACCAGTATTAGCATCTAGTTGATCAATAGATACAGGATTAATAAGATTTACATCTGTAAATTTAATAATCTTTTGTTGTGATACAGGACCATACAAATAAGCTTTCATAGTAAAATTGATTGTATAGGTCAATGAACGTCTTTGAGTAAATTCACCTTCATATGAATCATCAATTTGAATTTGTCCGATAATAATTGGAATATCAGTCATCTGATCAAAATCTGCTAACAATTTTGCAGAAATTGTCCATTCAGGAGTAAAGTATGGAAGTATTTGTTCAATTATTCTTGTTCCATCATCAGTCTGTTTTACCATAATGTGCAGAGCAAAATTAATATCATAAGGAACGGGTGTATAGGCTTTCTTATACACACTGTTACCATTAATACTATTCTGTGTCATTACTGTTTGAATGGTCTGTAATTTACGCTCATTGGCATATGAAATATTTGTAATTTCAAATCCCATGCGAGGCAATGTCACTGAATTTTTTTCATTTCCTGTTGGGTTTGCCTCGACGCGAGCCAAGAATTTTTCTCTAGGTCCATATGCAATAGGAACCTTTAGTGTATGAATTACATTACCACTGGCATCTAATTTTTCAATTCTGATATTATTAAAAAGCGAACCAAATATAATAACGTATTTTTTTAATAAAGAATGATAAAAAGGAATTGATAACATTAGAATCTTACCCCTTCACTAAACGGATCTCTTTCGGTAAAGTCTAAGAATTCTATGGCCTGCTGATCAAATATTTCATTTTGTGCCTGGTTATCAATCACATCAACTTTATAAGTCTCTAGTACTAAGAATCCACCATTTTCTGTTAAGATTACATTGTTTGATGATGACAATAGTTGATAATTTTCTTCAACGAGACTTAGTCCATTGTATGTGTTATCAATCCCAGTAATACCAGTATTAAATGATTCATTATTATATTCAAATAGTTCACAGGTCATTTCATATGTCTGTAACTTTCCTAATTGAAAGAATACAGGTTTAATATCGACGTACTTAATTTGAAATATAGATTCTGTAAAGGGAAAGTAGATGCAATCACCTTCTGATGGTCTTATCTGACCTGTATCTGTCGCAACAGCATTTGCCCACCTAGACTGAGCAACTGTAAACACGATCTGATCTCTTACCTCAAGACCAAATTTAGATAAGAACTCACCGTCACCAGTAAATCCATTTACATCCTTTACATATGTCTCTAGAGCATAGGCTGAATTGTATTCATATGTTGCACCTTCTCTAAAAACATCATCACGATTGATGGTTGTTCTTGGAAGAAAATACATGTCAATACCATAGATCTTAATAGATTCTATGATTAGACTTTCTAAAAGATTCTGCTCAGTTGTGGTTGAATACTGATTAAAATACTGATTGGTTGTCATTTTAACCTATCATGTCATAAGCAGGCAATGAATAACTTGCACTCATTTCTTCTTCTAATTTTTCAATCTCACGTTCAGCATCATCATAGATTTTTTCACCGTTGAATTGTAATCCGCCAGGCATTACCATACCAGCAAACTTGGTAAGGTTAGATCCCCATTGCTTCTTAATAAGCTGAGAACAATAACGCTGCAACCAACGATCACCCCAGATTTTGGGATATACATTGGGATCAATTACCTGATATGCTTCAACGACCAAATATGTTCCAACATCAACTTTATCCCAATTTACGTCAATATAAAGTCTATTGGTATGACGATTATATCTGATTGGTTGTTGTCCAACAAGCAATTGTTCTAGTAACTGAATGTGTTGGAATGCCATATAATAAGGAACCATTGATTGATATGAAAGTGTATACAAATCATTCAATGCAATCTGATATCTAATATTGAATAGATTGTTTGTTGCAACGTAATCACCAAGAGCAAAAATGTTTATCATTCCTGCAATATTCTCAGGAACAGTAACATAACCACCCTTATAGGCTCTTAGATCAGCACCTGTTCCGCCTGATGTATTAACTGTTACCACAGGGTCAAGACGGTAATCGATACCAATACCTGTAACGGTAACACTAGTAATCGTTCCATTTGCATTTGTGCGGAGTGTTGCTGTTGCACCATTTCCCTGAGTATCTCCTGTTGCAGCTGAAATGGTAATAGTATCATTGTTTGAATAGCCGGATCCACCATTAACAATTACTATCTCCTTCAATTTATCAGGGAAATCATTTTCTTGCCAAACGTGTTTATAAAAGATCTTTTCCATACCATCAAAGTGATAATCCCAGTAATATTTTAATGCCTCGTCTACACGATCATCAATCTGGTCACTTGATACGTTGATTTCTATTACACCATCACCCAATTTTCTAAGGCAATAGGCTTTAAATTCTGCTCTGGTAGTTGGGACAGCCATTATTTAAACCTCCATTTTTATTATTTATTACAAACAAAAACAGCGGCCGAAGCCGCTGTAAATGTTATTATTTTTGGAGAATTAAGCCTGAGCTTCTGTCCAGGCTATACGAGCAAATACGTTTGCTGATGCCGCACCAAGGTTGGTTGCCACAACGGTAACACGATCTGGTCCATCAGGATATAGACCGGTATTGACAGCAGTACTATAACCACCACCATTGATACTTGAACCAAGATCACGAACCAAGTTAAGTGCTTCTGATGTTGATGTAAAGTTTGAACCACCGGCAGAGTTAGTGAAGAATCCGTAGATATTTTCACCACCTGAGATTGTAGTGCCACTTGAATGTAGGCAATATTGTGCAAGTGAAGAACCACCCTGGTTGACCCATGCAGTAGAATCAGATGGTAGACCATTAAGAACAAGTGAGATTAAGAAGTTACCGTTAGTTGAAAGATCCAACTGACGAAGAATCATCTGCATTCTGTTGATCAATTCACGTGTTCCAACCAATGATCCACCAATACCGTTAGATACAGAAGGAGCAATACGAATTGACATAAGTGCAACTGTTGGTGTACCTGTTGTAACAGTCTGTGCTGTTGGCATACCGCGAGTAAACACGAATGATTTATCATCGTCATATCTACCATCCATCATTACTGAGGTACCCCAGTGAGAAATTGTCGGAGAATAAGTAGGAGCATACAGTTCAACAGCTGTTGGTGAAGTGTCTGAGAATGTAAATGTCTGAGCTGCAGCCTTTGCCAAAGGATAGAATGTTGCGGTTGTTGAACCACCAGCACCAACCGCAGCATAATTTAGTGTTACTGATGTGTTGTTGATAAATGAAACAACCTGTGCACCATAAGGAATATAGGTACCTGTAACATATTGACCGATCTGAATACCAGATGTATCGGTTGCTGTTACTGTATTATTGCCTGCTGTTGCTGTAACAGTCTTTGCACCACCTGCCTGAGCACGTGTAAGACCAGTAAATGTTGTATTTGATTTACCAGTATAGTTAATAGCTTCTTGTGCACCTGCCCTCTTAATGATAATTGTACCGTTTGAAGGGAACAATGAAGTATCACTTACAGTTACTACGGTATCTGTTGTTGCAACAGTTGCAGATGTTGTTGTAATTGGTGGGAAAGTATTAACTTCATAACGTGCAGGAAGGTTACCTGATCTCATATACGCAATGTAGTTAACATTGTTATTTGTCATTTTGTGACAATATACAATATTACCATCGACTGATCTGAAACCCCAACGAATGATACCTGCACCATACCATGAATAGTCCATATAGAACATTTGCATCTTGGTTAGATCAAGGTTGAATCCTGATGCTCCTGTCCCATCACAACGATCAATATTCCATGCAGATTGTGCAATACGTGTCTCAACTGTTCTTGATACTACAGCAGCCTGTGGTGCGGCCACAGTTGTTCCACGATAGGCAGGTGAAATCTGAAGTGATGTATCAGAATCAATTGTTAATACACGATATGACATACCACGAATAACAATAAAGTCTCCTGGTGATAGTTGTTTTGAAAATAGTGTTGTAGAACCATTTGGTGATGCCGAGGAAGACATACCTGTAACAGTTGTCTGACCATTTGTTACGTTAACATAACCGGCAATTTGGTATGTTGAGGTACGACGAACAGCGTAAAGTGTTTGACCATCATGCTCAAAGAAAATACCATTTTGATCATCAAATAGACCAACACGCACTCTTGCACCATACCAGTTGGTTACTGATACTGTATAGTTACCAGAAGCTGTTGTGGCTGATGGTGTTGTTAAAGCTGTATAATAGAATGTAAATGGATCTTTTACGTTTGTTACAGTAAATGTTCCATTATATGCGGTTTCATTACATCCAGCAATAGCAACCTGGTTACCAGGAGATAGGTTATGCGGCTCTTTACATAGTACTGTAACTAATGCTGCAGATGATGTAATTGCGTCTGGAAGAATAGAAGGCTTAATAACAGTACCTGTTGACATCTGGATACCCTTACCTGATTGGTAACGGAAGTATCTACGTGTCTGACGGATGAACTGTTGATTATGAGAATATGCATAAGTGGAGAACTTAACACCACCATCATAAGCACGGTGCAATGCAAGTCCTTGTGGTCTAACATAAAGTGATCCACCACTAATACCAGATGCAGTACCAGTTGTTACACCAATGGTAAATGTATTTTGTGAATCAACTGTTTGAACAACCCATGAACCATTTGGTGGGTTTGTTCCAGTTACACCAGTAATGGCAATTTCATTTCCTACTGCAAGACCATGTGCATATGTAGTTGAGAATGTAATATTTGCACCGGCAATGGTATTTGTTGAAATAGGAATTGTTGTTCCGTTTGCGGTAAATGCAGTGCCAATATAAACGGTTGTGTTATTTGAATCATAAATTGATCCAGTTGTTCCTGTATATGGGAAACGTGCAGTATACAAGAATGCGTTCGCACCACCACCAGAACTTACAATAGAATCAACAACATATAGACCAGTTGCACCACCAAAAGTTGCATCCTGAATGAACACAGGAGTACCTGCTGCAATAGTACCTGTAATTGCACCTGATACGTTTGCTGTAATTGTACGTGAACCGTTTACTGCCTGTAGATTTGAAATAGTATATGTATTTGCAACGTTATAATAGAAAGATGGGCGATAATTGATTAGAGAGAGCTGTTCCCACTTTGTTGGTTGAAGACCGTATTCAAAGTCAGTATCAATAAGAGCCTGTGGAGAGGATGTTCTTAGTTTACCAACAGCATCCATCATTTCTTCGGATGGTTTAAATGCCTGATCTTCGTCGATCAAGATCTGCAATTTATCAGTTGTACTAAATGCCGTTGTTGCAGTATTATAACCAAGAACAATGGTTGTTGTATTATTTGCGTTTGTAAAACTTGCAAATGGAATTGATGGATCACTGAAATTATAAAGAACGATGTTATTTGTAACATCAGTGATTAAAATAATTTTTTCTCTATTGATCGCTCTAGGAATTACAATCGTCTTAGTTGACGGTGTAAATGTATAATATACTTCGCTAATAACTCTTCTTGCCATTTTTTTTCCCTAATTTTAACCTGCTGCTAATGCAATTGCCTGAAAAGGATAGTTGTTACTACTAATACTAGCTGTATAACGACCTGTAACTGAGCTCGGTATTACTCTACCATAAAATGTGGTTCCTGGCGCAGGAATCTCAGAGAATTTAATAGTAGTGGCAGTCGAGTTAGAAGTCATTGTATAACTGTTTGTGGGTCTATAGATAAATTCTGGAATGTTTACTAAATCAGGTGCTATAGCAGAAGGAATGTATTGTTGATTTCCGACTGTTAAGAACAAATTATTTATATCTGAGACAACAAGATTTGCACCATTAACAGTTACGTTATATGCTGTTGTTTGTCCATCAAATTGGCCACCAATATTATCCAAAACATACAGAGTCTGGTAGTAATCCCAATATGTATTACCGTTTGTTCCACCAGACTTTAAAACTTGTCCACTTGTACCAAAAGAGTTATTAGCAACAACAGACTTCACAAAGATTGTATTAGAAAATCTTACCTGCGCAGTTGATGTTAAATTAAAATTTGTATTGGCAAATGTAACAACACCAGTATTTGCAACGGTCATTGCTAGTTGACCATTAGCACTGTTAATGTATGTTATATTAAAATATCTTTGAGCCATTTATTTTTCCAGAAAATGATTTATACTATTTATACTATTTTTTATAGACAATTGGATAGGCAGATAGGTCAACATTATTGTGACTTGTATGTAATTTACCTTCTATATCCACTTCGGTTTCTTCAATAATACCGAAGAATGGAGTCATTTTTTCTAGATATCTATTGACAACGTCTTGACGTACAACCAATGCCTCTTCAAGAGTCTTGGAATTAATATAAAGACTTGTATTGATATCAAACACTTTGTATATCATTTTTTCCTCTTAAATTATAAAATATTTATGGATCACTTAGAAAGAGTTATTGGATAATTGGTCAAATCAACCCCTGACCAGGTTGAGGTTCCTGTATTTTGATCTATAACCTCTTCTTTCGAAATAGTAAATGAATCTTTAAAATGTCCTAGGGTTTGATCAATGATATTTTGTCTTATTACTAGGGCTTCTTCTAAAGTATTTACTCTTAGATGTTCACCATTTAGATGATTAAAAACTTGATAGTATGTTGTCATTTTATGCTACCGCTCCATATACTGTTGAACCTGGATTTGTTAATGTACAAGTATATCCATTTAATGCTATTGCTTTACCACCGGCTCCTCCAGAACCAAGAACAGGTGTACCAGTATACGTTAATGAGTATGATGCACTTGATCCTCCAGAAGCACCCCAACCGCCTCCTCCGCCAGTTCCTAATTCACCCTGACCATTGCCCCCAGAATTACCTCCGCCACCACCGGTTCCTCCATTGCCACCATATCCATTTACTCCTGCTGTACCAGTACCACCACCAGTTCCTCCATATCCAGCATACCAACCGCCCCCGACTGTTGGTGGTCCTGTTGTATTTGTGCCAGGCATTATTCTACCACCACCACCACCGGAACCGTTAATTGAAGATACCAAAACACCGGTTGAACCAGATGCTCCTATACCACCACCTGCACCTCCTGCTCCTGTTGCTCCTACATAATATGCTGTACCACCTTGGCCACCACCAGCTCCACCGCCTCCAGCAT